TGCCCGTGCATGAGGTGGAGCGGTTCGGGCGGTTCGGTTGCACCCGGTGCGGGGCAAGGACAACCGGGTTCTCCGGGCACATCTCCAGCAGGCGGTGCAGGTGGTGGTCCGGGACCATCCGGAGTAGGCGGTCCCGGCGGTGCAGGTGGTGGTCGTGGCGCTGCGGGGTCTGCGGGTACTGCTAATAATGGTGGCCCCGGTGCCGGTGCTGCTGGTGGTAACTATATTGTGGGAAATCCGTTTGTGACTTGGCCCGTTGATGGTACTCGTCAGGGTGGCGTAGCTTAATAGGAGTTAGTATGAACACGTTATATATGAAGATTCACGCCTTTGAAGAAGCGTCGTATTCGCTAATTGTATCTTTTGCTTCTGATACAACTAAGTCGCAGAATCCTGACGATTACCCAAAATATGCTTACCAGCCTATGAACATGTGGCCTGATGTAACCGACCCCGTGGAAATTAAAAAACGCATGGCTGTTGCTGGCGTTTACCACGCTGAACAACAAGAGCGCGAAGAAAAGTTTATTGCTGACCCTGCAAAAGTGCAGTCATACAAGGACATGGTTGGGCAAGAAAATTCGTATCCTGTAAATGATTTAATTCCCCCACCTAGTGTATCTAACGTAATTGTGGTGTAGTTATGAAACGAAACCCATACGCTGCTTTTGGTTACGTGTTAGTCGAAAACACGTATGAAGATGGGGAAACCTTTATCGCCATAATTGGCGAGGATATTAAATGCACAACTTTTTGGGTGCAGGGGGCGTTTAGTAACAAAAATCTTTCGACAGGCACCGATATTCATGATTTTACAACCGGGTGGTTTTTGCGCCCTTCTGATTATGTTGCGGGCACATTTGAGCACAAGTCGATAGGGGAATCCAAAGTATTTTGTTTTGACCAGCGCCTTAACAATAACCAGTACATAGAGCTTGCGCCGTTTGTGTTAACAGGCGGGTCCGAGACTGTCCTTCCAAAAAATACAAAATTGTTTTTGTGCGCGGGGCAGCTTGCGGTTAATAGCATCAACATAGACAAACCAACGCAGATCAACATTAGTTCCGGTAATACATTGGTGACGGCTGTTACTGACTGCTACGGATTGGTATTTGAATGAAATACGCAAAAAAAATTCAGCTTTCTCCGGAGTTCTCTTACCTAAACAAGTCGTCTGTTGTTCTTGGTAGGCATGGTACATGGGAGGGTTATGATAAGCATCACGTTGTTAGAAAGTATCTCCCGCGTAAGCAGGTTGAATTGGTGCGTGATGTCTTACCAGAAAACCTTAAACCACATTTGATGGGCGTTAACTATTCGGAGGTTTTACTACTTGCCCCCCACATTCATGTTGAAGAAGGTTGCGTCATTAATTTTTACCAGCAGGTAAATGGTGAAATAACTTCCTTTTGGGAAGGCGAGGTAGAGAGGGACGATAGATGGTCTACTGATAATGGAAAAGGCTACGTTAATGTTAATCCAGACAAAATTAAAATGGTCGAGTCTTTTACAGCGCAGAATGGCGACGTGTGGGTATTAAGCACAAGACAGCCACATTCTGTGGCTATTGAAAGCGATACTCGATTTAGCGGATGGCAATACGTCCCAGAGAACGATAATGTGCGTTTGATTGTGCAAGCATACATGGACTTGCCATACGAAAAAGTAGCGGAATGTTTTGATGAATTAGTAGCTTAAAAATACTATTGCATGTTAAACCCAATTGTTCTCCGCCAAGTAATTCCTGTTGAGTTTTGCCATTTTTTTACGCACGTACTCATGCGTCAAGCGGATTTAAACCCAAAAGGTGACGACCAAGTACCAAGTGCAAAGAGTATTTTGGATCACGAGTATATGTTTGAGACTTTGCACGAACGGTTGTGGCCTGTTATTGAAAAAGCTGTTGGCGAGGAGTTAATCCCAACATATGCTTACGCTAGGTTGTACAGCAACGGTGATGTGCTTGAACGGCATAAAGATAGGCCAGCGTGTGAGGTGAGTGTAACAATTCAGCTTGGGCGGTCGCATCACTACGCTTGGCCTATTTACATGGGTGGGCAACGGTTTGATTTAGCTGAAGGGGATGGTGTAATTTACCCCGGATGCGATATTGAGCATTGGCGTGACAAGTGCAATGGCCCCGAAGGATATTACGCAGGACAAGTCTTTTTGCATTTTGTACGTAAACATGGGGAATACGCAGGGGAAGTTGGCGATAACACTACGCGCAGTATATATTCTTACGGGAAAGATAGAACCCATATGATGGAGTCTAAGTGATTTATCCGATACCACCACGAGCTATACCCGGCAAAGACCACCTCGCGTATTGGGAAGGGTTTCTTACGCCCGAAGATATTAACTTGTTTCTTGCCCAGCCAGAATGGTTAAATCTTCAGGCTGGTTGTGTCGGTGGTTCTGGTGATAAAAACGCGGTTGACGAAAAAATTAGGGCAAGTCAAGTGGCATGGATAGGCGCGAAGCCCGAGTTACAACACATATGGGAAAAATTGGCGGGTGCTGTTGCGGAAGTTAACAGTCGGTTTTTTCATTTTGACTTGACCGGATTCCATGAGCCTATGCAGTTAGGGTTGTACACAGAGGCGCAGCAGGGGCATTACGATTGGCATACAGATGCCTCCCCCACGGATAGGAACGTTCCACGAAAGTTATCTTTATCCATGCTGTTGTCTGACCCGTCTAACTTCGAAGGCGGTGAGTTTCAAGTAAAGACTAGTAACGACACAGTGCAGACGCTGGAGACCCTAAAGGGTAGGGCATGGTTCTTTCCGTCATATACTCTGCACAGGGTAGCGCCTGTAACAAAGGGTGTCCGTCGTTCGTTGGTGTTATGGGTCGGTGGCCCCGCGTTTAGGTAGTTTTACGCGTTTACAAAATATAGGGGTAGGATATGAAAATACAAAATCCAGCGGTTGTTTTGCCAGATGGCACGATAGACCCCGCACATGAGATTGAAGTTGTTTGCTTAAATTGTCAAGACCCAGTGAGCGAACAGGAAGTTGAGACGGGGACTTGTACAAGTTGTAACGCTCCGTGGCAAGCCGCGCAAAGTGTAACTGTTACTGTTACATCAATGCCCGCTATTCAAGGGTTGACTATTAACATAGGCTAATCATGCCGTTACAGAAACTTCAATTCCGCCCCGGTGTAAACCGCGAAGGCACGACGCTATCCAACGAAGGTGGTTGGTATGCTTGCGACAAAGTTCGTTTCCGCTCTGGCTACCCAGAAAAAATTGGCGGCTGGACAGCGTTTTCGCTTAACACTTTTTTAGGCATTTGCCGTTCGTTATGGAATTGGGTGACGCTTAGAGGTTTTAACCTTGTAGGCTTGGGTACAAACTTAAAGTTTTACATTGAGGACGGCGGCGAGTACTACGACATCACGCCTATACGCGAGATCAACGGCAACACCCCTTCTGCTGGCCCACCTGTAGTCAATGCTTCTACGATAACCCTTACCGCTAGTGGTACGGTGATGACTGTATCGGATAGCGCCGCAGATAGCTTGCAGGTAGGTGACTTTGTTACCATAGCAGGTGCCGGTACGATTGGCGGAGTAAATGTTAACGGTGAATATCAAATTGTAACTGTGCCTACCGGCACAACCTATACGGTAGTGCTAACTACCGCTACAACCGGAAGCAACTCCGCTGCAACAATAACGCTTGCTTATCAGATTAACACCGGCTTTCCTATCTATACAATTGGCACTGGCTGGGGCACTGGCACTTGGGGCCGACTGGGTTGGGGTGATGGTTTTACCACTGGATTTGGGCAGCAACTACGCTTATGGAGTCAGTTTAATTTTGGGCAAGACCTTTTGTTTTCCCCAAGAGGCGGCGCTCTGTATGTATGGGAACCGGGTAATGCCCCTCAACCTAATTATGATACTAGAGGTACTCTTGTTACCGGACCGGAATGCCCCACACAGATTTTACAGATGTTAATTTCGGATGCAACGCGTATTACTATCGCGTTTGGGTGCAATCCTTATTCGTTTGACCCTGACCCTTCCGTGCTTGACCCATTACTTATTCGGTGGTCTGTTGCCGAAGATTATGCCGACTGGGACCCAGCAATTACTAATCAAGCGGGTAGCTACCGGCTATCTCACGGCTCTTCAATTATTAGTGCTTTGCAAACACGCCAAGAAAATTTAGTTTGGACAGATACAGCGGTGTATTCCATGCAGTATTCTGGGCCTCCTTTTGTCTGGAACTTTAATATTCTTGCGGACAATATTTCGGTTGCTGGCCCTAATGCCACGACCACAGTTAATGGTGTTGTGTACTGGATGGGCACTGATAAGTTTTACATGTACTCTGGCCGGGTAGAGACTTTGCCTTCTACGCTTCGTCAGTATGTGTTTAGTGACATTAACCGCGATCAGCTATTTCAAGTAACTGCGGGTACCAACGAAGGGTATAACGAAGTCTGGTGGCAGTACCCGTCAATAACTGGCCCGAATGGGACTAATACACCCCAAAATCCAAATGTTATTAACGATAGATACGTCATCTACAACCACCTTGACCGTGTGTGGTATTACGGTACGTTAAGTCGTACGGCTTGGTTGGATAGCCCGTTGCGCAGTGCCCCTATGGCTGCTGACCCAGACGTTAGTCGTCTTGTGTTACATGAGACAGGGGTTAACGATAGCTCAACAAATGTACCGCAACCAATTGATGCGTATATTCAATCATCCGATTTTAATATTGGTGACGGGCATAACTACGGGTTTGTTTGGCGAGCTATTCCTGATATTACCTTTAACGGGTCTATTACAACCGCAGGGGAGTATCCACAAGTTAACTTTACAATTCTCCCACGTAGGAACCCCGGTTCGGCTTATGGTCCAGCGGATGATCCAGTTGTACAAACACCCCAAAATTACGCACTAGCCAATTCTTACCCAGTTCAGGAGTTTACCGAGATTGTGTATACACGGGTTCGCGGCAGACAGATGGCGTTTAAGGTTGAGTCCAATACACTTGGCACCCAGTGGCAGTTAGGCACACCTAGTATAGATGTGCGCCCAGACGGCAGGAGATAACCATGTCAACCGGAACAACAAGAGCACCAGCATTGCCTTATGCGCCAGTAGAATATGACCGGCAGTATATGGATCAGCTACTGAACATTCTCAGGCTTTACTTTCAGCAGTTAGATAACCCCGGCCCTAGCGCAGCGTCCACGCAGGTTATAAACTTGAACCAAATCATATCCGCTATGAACTTTAGTGTGCTAAACCAAGCAACAGGAGTAAGGGTTGCCAGCTTGCCTACCGAGGCAGATTTAGCCAATATACGAGTCGGTGACTTATACCGTGACACAACAGCAAACAATGTCATAAAGATAAAGGTTTAACTATGAGCCTCCATAATCTAGCTCACCACGTACAGAGCGCAGGGCGCGGCGACGACAAAGTCCTCGTCCATATGACCCCCGGTGAGGTCAAAGGTCTGCAATCCATAGCTATGGCACATGGCGGCTCCCTCACGATCAACCCAGAGACTGGCCTGCCTGAAGCGGGCTTTTTGTCTTCTATCCTGCCAATGATTGCTGGTTTTGCGTTAGGCCCAGCCGGGCTTGGAATGACCGCTATGAATGCAGGGTTAACTTCGGCTGCATTGGGCACGATGATTACAGGGGATTTGAAGAAGGGCGTCATGGCCGGTATCGGTGCTTATGGCGGTGCTGGCCTAGGTACTGGGTTGATGGCGCAAGGCGCGACTGGAACGATGAACGGCTTAAACGCCGCTAACGCAGGTCAGATGGGAGTTCAAGCTAACGCTAATATGCTCGCTGGCCCAGCTAGTTTTGCCGACGATGCCGTATTTGCCAACTCAGGTTTATCGCCCCTTAAAACTGGCTTTGGCTCAGGTACGGGTGTGGGGTTAACTAATACTGGGGCAGGGATGGGCTTTAACACAGGCTACGCAACTAGCCCGCAGCTAAATGCAATGTCCGCGTCTACAGCTTCGGCAGTACCCACAGCGATGCCGACGGTAAACACGGCGGTGGCTCCAAATAATTACACCGACCTTTCAAGACTACCACCACAAACTGTGAATAGTTCTTGGGGGACGGCACAGGGTGGCAAATTTTATGTTAACGGCCCCGGAGGAATTCCGGTAGACCAAGCAGCAGCAGCACCGGCTCGGGTTCTTGATTCCACAACAACCCAGCAGTTTGCTCGCGGTATGCAGCCCGCGCCTATGCCTTCGGATGTAGCTAGTCAACCTAGTGCTTTCTCTGAGCGCATGTCACAAATAGGCCGTGGTGCAGAAAGATCGTTTACTAGCACTGAAGGCTTGAAAGGTTTGTACGATGCTATGCCGACTGGCTCGGTTATCGCGTCCGGTTTGACCTTGGCAGAGGGTTTGAAGCCTGAATATAAAACGCCAAAGACAAACCAAGGAATGATTCGCCCGTATGAGTTTGACTACGGCAGTACAAACGTTGATAGCGAGCCATACTCAGGCAGTGCGGAGCGTACGTACTTTAACCCTGTGTTTACTGCAAAGACCCCTTATAAAGCACCGGGGCCAGAGTATGCAGCAGCAGGTGGGTTAATGGGCTTTGCGGAAGGTGGTACTATGCCAATGACCACTCATAACCCTGTTGAACAAATGTCAAACGCAAATGCTATTGGTGCAAATACCGGTTACCCAATGGCTAATACTCGATCCCCCGCGTACGCATTACCTATGGAACGTCCTATATCCGAAAACGTAATTAGCAGCACGGGGGATACTACTGTTGATCCGTATACTGGCGAAGCAAGGTTTGCTCCGGGCGGTCCTGTTGACACTCGCCCATTTTTTAATCCCAATACTAGCGGCATGAGCAACGAGAACTACACACGTAGCGAACTTGCGGGGGGAAGAAGGGCACCAATTACAACGCCAACTGCGCCAAAGTACGAGTACTCATACGACCCAAAGACTATGCAGTTCACGCAAGCTGGTGCTAACGGCGCAGTAACAGGCGGTATTACCCAACCCACTATGCAACCCGCTATGCAGCCAATAAGACAACCAGCGTCCCCCGCGCAACCATTTGTGCCTAACATCAACATCCCGGCCTACCAAACACCGGAACAGCAATTGGGGCTGGGCGGATTCTACGACTACATGAATCAGCAGTTGGGTGGTTATGGTGGATATGCTGGGTATGCTGCGGGTGGTGGCGTGTCACATCTGGGCGACTATTCTGATGGTGGGCGTTTGTTGAAAGGACCCGGCGATGGCGTATCTGATTCTATCCCTGCTTCTATTGGTAATCGTCAGCCTGCTCGTCTCGCTGATGGGGAGTTTGTGGTGCCTGCTCGAATCGTATCAGAACTGGGAAATGGAAGCACAGAGGCAGGAGCAAGAAAACTCTACGCCATGATGGACCGTGTGCAGAAAGCCCGGCGTAAAACAGTGGGTAAAAACCAAGTGGCACGTAACACTAAAGCAGATAAGCTTCTGCCCGCATGAGCTACACGTTTCATTTAGGTAAACATCGGGAAACATTTGATGAGCTTGAGCCGTTATATCGCCAGCATTATGAGGAAATGGTTGAGCGACTTGCCAAAGATGGCATACCGTACTCGCCGTACAACCCTAGATGGGATCAGTACTTTGCGGCGGGGGATCGAGGTGATTTGCTGACGTTTATCTTGCGGCATGAAGGGAAGGCTGTTGGGTGCAGTAATGTGTATCTTACTAACGATATGCACAACGGCGATTTGATTGCACAGGAAGATACGATTTATGTTTTACCAGAACACCGCAACGGTATAGGTAAGAAGTTTGTGCGGGTAATACTGGACGAGTTAAAAGAGCGCGGCGTGAAAAGAGCGTCGGTTGCTGCGCTAACAGATTTGAGGGTTGCCAAACTTTGGAAACGAATGGGTTTTAAAGAGGCAGCGATTCAAATGATATATACATTTTGAGGTAATACTATGTGCTCATCATCACAACCGCAGCCAACTAGCCAAAACGTTACCCAAACGTCGATCCCTGAGTACGCTCAACCGTATGTGGAACGGATGCTAGGTAAGTCAGAGGCACTTACTAATGCCCCCTACCAAGCATATCAGGGCGAGCGGATTGCTGGGTTCACGCCAATGCAGCAGCAAGCCCAGCAAAACATGGCGAATCTCCAACCCGCAAAGCAGCTAGGCACTGCAACACAACTTGCGGGTATAGGCGGTCTTGGGTCACTGGGTGCAGGTCAGCAGTTTGCACAACAGGCTACTAACCCCTACGCTATGCAAGCGTACATGTCGCCGTATATAGAAAACGCACTTGCCCCCCAGATGCGTGAAGCGGCTCGTAATTCAGCAATTCAAGGCCAGCAAAACATGGGGCAGGCGGTTAAAGCCGGTGCTTTTGGTGGTTCGCGTTTTGGCCTTATGGAAGCCGAACGCCAGCGTAACCTAGCGCAGCAGCAGGGGGATATTTACGGGCGTGGTATGCAATCGGCGTTTGAGCAAGCTCGTCAAGCCCAGCAATTCGGTGCTGACTTAGGGTTACGTGGTTACGGCCAAGCAGGGCAGATGGCGAACACGCTGGGGCAATTGGGGCAGACGCAGTTTGGTCAGCAGCAAGGCATTATCCAAGGCCAATCAAGCATGGGTGCGCAGCAGCAGGCGCTAGAACAGCAGCGGCTGGCACAGCAATACGGAGACTTCCAATCACAACGCCAGTATCCGTATACGCAGTTGGCGTTTATGTCAGACATGCTGCGCGGTTTACCCCTAGCCCAACAAGCACAGACTATGTACCAAGCTCCACCTACAATGGCTCAAACGGCTGTGGGTTTAGGACTTGGCGCTGCGGGTCTTAAGCAAGCGGGTGTGTTTGCTGGAGGCGGTTCCGTAGATGAAACTCCCAGCTACGGCTTGGGTGGGATTGCACTGCATCAATTAGGTTGAGGTAAAAATGACTATCGACACAGCAGCTATATTAGCCGCACGCTATCAGAAAGACCCCTCGCCACTTAAAGCAGCGGTGCTCGGCCAAGGCAGTACGGACATCAATCCGTATGCGGCGCTACGTGCACTCCAGCTACAAAAGGAAGCCCAGCGGTATGAGATGGCGCAAGCTGCTATGCGTGGGCAACAGTATCAGAACCAACCGTCGATGGTCGAGCAGGCGCTTTCGCCGACTATGCCGCAAATGCCACAAATGCCACAAATGCCACAACAGATGCAACAGCCACAAGGACTACCGGGGATGCAGCAAGCTCAGCAACAGCCGAGCGCCGGTCTGGAGGGTATGCCTGTGCCTGAAGGTAGTGATGCAGATTACGCAGGTGGCGGTATCGTGGCGTTTGCTGGGGAGGGTCAAAGCTTGGTAGAAGGACAAGAAGACTCTTTAACCGCTGATATGCTGGCTGATTTTCAAGACTCCCAAGCAGGGCAAGAGTCGCTTGGCGACCCCGTCACTAACCAAAGCATTGCTGCAAGATTGCCCGGTGTGTTACAGAGAATGGAGAACATGCAGTACACGGCGTTTAAACCTGAAGAGTACAAGACGGCGTTTAATACACGGAAAGCACTGCTTGAAGAAGGCGCGGAGCCTAGCCCCTATGGTGAACTTAAACAACAAATAGCCGGACTTGAGGGGGAACGCGCACAGAATTTAGGGCAGGCCAAAGGTCTGGGTATGCTAATGGCAGCTGGGGCTGTTATGGAGCCGGGCGGTTTAGCGCGGGGGCTTGGAAGAGCAGGTGGAGCTTTTGCAAATGTGTACGGCCAAGCTATGCAGGCAGATCGGGCTGAGAAACGTTCTCTGATGTCTATGCAGTTCAACCTTGCCGACGCACAACGTAAAGAGAAGATGGGTCTCAACCGCGAGGCTATTGCTGCCGCTGATCAAGCACGTCAAGACAATCTGGCTGCGCAGAAGTTTGGCATGGATAAAGTTAAAAATATGGGCCTTTTGATGTCCAATATGGTTCGGGCTACTAGACCAGTGGGTACAGGGGACAAAACACCTAAGAACTTTGACGCGTTAGCACTTACTTATTACGAAGCCGCTAAAGCCGAAAATGATGCGCTGCCAGAAAAAGATCGCAAGTCAGATACGGCGGTTAGAAAACTTGCCTACAAAGAGGCAGCGAGCGACTGGGCTAAACTCCCGGCTGGGGAGGTTATGGACGTTAGAAAGAGAGAAGCAACGACTGACGAGAAGTCTCAAACGGCCACCGAAGCGGACAAGAAGGAACAGCGCAGGCTGGAAAAAGAGCGGAACAAGATTGAACAAGATAAGCTTGAGGAAGACAGACGCCAGAAGAAGATTAACCACGATAAAGCGGTGACCGAGTGGGGGCAGGCTGAAACTGCCCGGCAGAAAGCTATTGCTGAGGAGAAGAATAAGCTTAAAACATTTAACCGCGACTACATCAAAGGGGATGAAAAGAAGAAGAGAGAGCTGGAGGCAGAAATTGATGCTAGGTATCCTCCTATTCCAAAGCCGGTGTTGGATGAACCTGCAGCCCCCGCTCCAGATAAAAGCCAGTCAGGAAACAAAAATTCCCCAGCACAGGCCTCTAGTGGTAAAGTAATCACACGTGCTGATATTCAAGCTACTGCCACAGCGACTGGAAGAAGTGAAGCCGACGTTGAAGCTGCTGCCAAAGCTAAGGGGTACAAAATTAAATAAGGAGTAAAGTATGGCCGGGCGTGATTTGAGTGCAGAACTTTTTGATACCCCGGCCAAACCTGAACCGGCTCCATCCGAGGGCAGAAACTTAGGCGCTGAGCTTTTTGGCAACCCCGCCCCAGTTAAAAAAGCCGAAGCGAAACCCGCTTCCAACAAAACTGTAACAAAGCAGCCTCCGCCTGAGCCTGCACCTGCGCTTACAACGCCTATTGTTCCTGCACCTACGCGGACAAAAAAACCACCAGTTCCTAGCGACGACTTTACATTTGGCGACCCTATGGGTAGCGACCTAGGTGCAGCTATTATGGCTGACACCAAGCCTGACCTTGGAATTATGAATGACGTACCCCCAAGGCCACCCCAGAAAGACGCATTCCTCCCAATCCGCCCTGAAGTACGCCAAGCGTTAGTTAACGCCTACGACGCAGGTAGTCCAGCAGAACGTGCCAAATTAGAAAGGCTTGAGGGGGTTAAAGGGGACGTAATACGTGAGTATGCAAAAAAGTTCAAGGAAAAACAAACCAAGCGCAGAACGGAGTTTGAGAGACGGCAGCGTGTCGGTTTACCACTCTCGTTTGGGGCTGAAGAACAGTTTGGTCGTAGTGTTGAGGACCGCACTGCACGATTGATTGCAGCAGGGGAAAAGCCTGAGTTTGCTGAAGTAGCGGCTCGACGATCTGCCGCCGCAGGGGTTCCCGTAGGCCAAGAAATTAATTACATGCGCTACGAAGGTCTGGCCGAACCCGTCGATATAGACGAAGCCGTTGCCGCAGAATACAAAAAAGCTTCCCAACTGGAGCGTGGGTTAGGTAAAGCAAAGGCTGGCCTACTGGAATCCATATACGGTGTTAATCAATTTGTAGCCGAAATGGTAGGGGCGGATAAGTTTGCACGTGCACAAGCGTTATCTGCGAAAGAGAAAAAAAGACTACAAAACTCTATAGGTGAAAATCCAGATTATTGGAAACGGCAAGCCGAAAACATAATTGCTTCTAGTGCTGAGAACGCACCTGTTATGGCACTTGGGGTTTTAACTGGCGGTGCAACGGTTCCAATGGCTGGCATGTTTGTGCAACAGTTTGGTAAATCTTATTCCGAGTCCCGCCAACTGGGATTAGACCCAACAATGGCAAATGCACGAGCTTCATGGATGGCCTTGGCGGAAGTGCTAGGGGAAATACCGGGATTTGGGAAAGAACTTCAACTAGTAAAAGGGCTTTTTAAAACTAAACCCTTGGAGTGGATAAAACAGTGGGTAGTTAACACTGCGAAAAAAGAAGTGCCGGGCGAGCAATTTACGCTTGCTATGCAAACTTTTGGAGACATCAAAGGGGTTTTACCTTTTGGCGTTAACCAAGCACCAAGTGTCGAGCAATATCTGCAAATGATGGCAGATACGCTAGTGCAGACCGTAGGCCAAAGCGCGTTAATGGGGGGTACTGTTTCGGCTATAGGTAAAACCGCGCAGCTAGCCAGTGATCGTTTTGCCCCAACTGAACCTTTAACAGAAGTAATCCCCACTGCCGAGCAGCTTATGCGGGAGAAGGGCTTCATAGTTAAACCCAAACGCACTGAAACCGGTAAGACTACGACTGAAACTGCGCTGGAAGAAGCAGCCGGGGAGAAAGCTGGGGAAAAAGCTACAACCGAAACGGCAGCTAAACCACCTGAAACTCCAGAAGCTAAAGAAGAACGCGTTGCCAAACGCCAAGCTCAAGTAGACGAGATTGCTAGTAGGCTCGTAGACACAAGCGGTATTGACCCTGATGTAGCGGTAAGGATAGCCGAGGGGCGAGTACGTGCTCAAGAAGAGCAAGATGAGAAACGCCAAGACAAGCTACAGCGAGAAGTTACTAAGCGCGAAACGCTAATTGCACCGGCTGAAAACCGAGTACAGGAAATAACGGACGACTTGATTGGCGCGGGGATGCCCCCAGTTGAAGCTGCACAACGTGCGGTACTGATGGCGCAACAGGAAGCTGAGAATGACGCAGCGGCAGAACAAGGGGGAACTACAGATGCTGGAAAATCTATCACTGCAACAGGTGAGCTTGGCACTGGAGTGTCTGGCGAACGAGGAGCTGAAGTACCTGCCGGAGGAGCTACAGAAGCTCTCTCCACTGGATTGGTTTCTGCTGGAACAGCTACTGGAGAATTTACTGAAGGAACGACGGTACAGCCAAGTGCACTAGAACAGGCGCAGGAACAAGTTGCCCGTGCGGAGAGAGACCTAGTAATTGCGCAAGAAAACGGCGACTTGCTGGAAACTTCAAATGCGCGGGCTTCGCTTATGCAAGCCCAAGATCAATTAGCTGAAGCTCAACAACAGGAGGAAGAAAGTGGCGTTGAAACCATTGAAGCCGAGCAAACAGAAGCGCAAGGAACAGAGGAATCAGAAACCGGTGTTTCCACCGCAGCCGGTAAAAGGGGAAGGCCAAGGCTCGCACCCGCAGATAAGCTAACTGCCGACGAGAAGCGTAAGCAACAACGCACCGCGTACAAGGCCGTAGACAAGCAGGTCAACGATGCCGAGCGGGACCTTGTAGAATCAGCCGAGCCTGTAAACGAAGATGAAGCTACGTCAGGTGAGCATCTCGATGAGATGTACGACAACAAGGCTAGACAGCGGCAGTCTGCAATCAACCGGCTCTACGATATATCCAAAGCCAACCGAGGTAAGCCGGGGCAACGCGCACTTGAACTGCTAAGTCAGAATGCTTCGACGGCGGAAATTAAAAATGCTGCTGAAGGCCATCAGTATCGCAAACAACGGGCGGCTACCGAGTCTACATCTAAGGCTGTTGAACAAGTAGCGGCTGAGACCGTAGCCGACGAGAAACTCGGCAAAGCTACTAACGGTGCACAAGCAATCACCCAGATTATTAAGACGGGTACTGAGTTCCAAAAGATGCTGGCTAAACGCCTGCGTAGTTTTGTTAGTAACGTCAAGATTGTCGTAGTCGAAGCTAACGACCCAACACCCGATGCTTTGACTAAGAATCCACGGTATCAACGTGAATGGGGTCGTGCACGTGCGCTGTACATCGAGAACTACGCAACCGGTGCTAGAACTATCTACGTACGCGGTGCTTCCTTTGGGGAAGCTCAGGGAGTTAACAACGTCACCCTGCTGCACGAGTTGTGGCACGCGGCTACTAATAAGAAGGTAGAGCTAGGCCGACAGGCTATTACCAAAGGTCTGCACAAGGGCAGTCAACTTGTACGCGCTACAGAAGACCTGATCCAGATAATGAACAACGCTGGCGAGCGGTTCAACGAACTTGCATCCCAAGGCAAATTACCTGCGCATATCTCTCGTCTTGCTCAGTTTGGCGAAATCTTCGACGACCCACGTGAGTTCATTGCGTACGGCATGACCGACCAAGCCTTCCAAGAATTCCTAAAGTCGGCTGGCTCGCTCGGCGGCACTACGTCGTACTGGTCAGCGTTCGTTGATGCACTGCGTCGCTTGATTGGCATGGACCCCTCGGAGACAAACGCACTTGCCGACTTGCTCGATGCAACCGACAACATCCTTACCGCTCGCCCAGTTGGTACGCTTGACCTGATGGAAGGCGTCTCGCCGATGGGTTTGTTTGGGTTTGGTAAAGATAAAGACACCACAACTGAGTTTGCGGGTGAGACTATATCTACTAAGCCGTCGGCTAATGCTAAGCGTCTGGCTGCGCTGCTAGGTGCTAAGTTATACGGGGACCCAACCGACATTGCAAAGGTTTCGATCAAGGAAATATTCCAGAACTCGTTTGATGCAATTAAAGGCGCACTGGAAAAAGGTCAGCTTGCCAAAGGTAAGATCGACATCAAACTGGATGAAAAAGCACGTACGATCACAGTTACTGATAATGGCCTTGGTATGCCTGCGTCGGTGATGGGTAATGAGTTCCTCACGATTGCGGGTACAGTAAAAGAAACAGATCGCGCATCAGGTGGTCTGGGCATCGCAAAGATGCTGTTCCTGTTTGGTAACGAAAAGCTGGAAGTAGTATCTCTGCGCAACGGTGTGCTGGCGCGTATGGTTACCACTGGCGAAGAAGTTATGGCTGCGCTAGACGATCCAAGTCTAGCCCCAAAAATTACAACATCGACAGACCCTAAAGTAATTGAGCAGTACACTAAGACGCTGTTCCCTGACGGGCACGGTACAACTATTGTTGTAAAGATTCCACCAACTTATAAAGATGCGTCCACGGGGGAAGAAAAGGATATTCCGTTTAAAGTTTATAGTTTGAAAGAGAGTCCGGTCTTAGAAAAAAGCCCGCTCTTTGACAACATTGAAGTTACTGTTGACGCGTACGGGTCTCCAGATACATTGCCAATTGGCGCGAACTTCCCAATTGATGAATACACCCCATTTGCAAACGTAAACTTTGACTGGGGTACGGCAAGGGTTTATGTACAGAAAAAAGTTCAAGATTACGTATACGGCGATAACACCCACATACTGTCTAACGGTTTATGGCAGTTTGATACCAGTATTAAAGACCGCCCCACTTGGGATGGCGAAAAAATTAAACGTAATTTTTACGTTGATGTCTCCCCAAAAGTAAAACCTGAAGATGCAGGCTACCCGTTTGACTTGAACCGTCAAGGTTTTGCGCCAAGCATACGCGGTGACTTTGACAAAATATTTAGGTACATAACCGCTATCTACCAGCAGCAACAGTTTGCGGATGAGAGCAAGAGCTTTGGACAGATTCAATATGTGAACTCTGATGGTACTTTAACTAAGCCAGAGGAACTTGTACCAGAAGTACCGGCAACGCCGACTGCGTTCACAATGATCAAGCCGGACGACCAAGTGGAAGTCCGTGAAGGGGTTATGTACGTCAATGGTCGTGCTGTGCCGGAGCTTACCGATGACGACTTAAAAAACACAGCTATTCGTATTGATGAACTGACAATCCCGCAGGACAAGATCGACACCAACCGTGTGATGGTGCACGACAATACGTTGGTTAAAGGGTCAGATGCTGGGGCTGTTAACAACATTTTGGAACAGCTACCCCCCGGCTGGCGCGTTGAAGAAATGACTGTGGGGGAAGGGGTAGAGTATTTTGTTTCCAACGCTGATGGGTCTAACGGGTTTTACGCAAAATCAGAACAAGAAATTATAGACAAACTTGCGAATACAGGTATTTTTGTACAGATTCCATTTGAAACCCCACGGTTAAAATCGTTATCTGAAGTAGCCCGTGAAACCTTTGGCAAAAAGTACGATGAGTATTTGGCGGGTATCGGTAGCATCTTCATGGAGCTACGGAATGCGCTTTCTACGCAAGACAACGGTACCTATACAGGTATCCTTAACGAAGCAATTGGTATTAGCATCGACAAAGAGTATTACGGTGTAAGTATCCGCATTCCGTTCAGTGGGTTGTATATCAACCCCGCTAGTACTTCGATGGCCGATAACTCTCGGCAGATTGCAGTGTCTATGATTGGCACCATGATTCACGAGATGGCGCACCATCGAGTCCGTGGGCACAACGCAGTGTTTGCGTCCGAAATGCAGCGTATTATGAACTTGCTGGAAGTACATCCTTCGTTTGATCTGGCCGACGCTAAGAAACGGATGACTGATCACATCCAAAAGTACATCAATATCTTTGACTTCCTAAATGGAGAATTCAAAAATGGAAATCTCGAACCTCGTGGAAACCGCTTCCAAGACGCTAGCGCCATCGAAACCGGAAATGAAGGCCTTACTGGAGCAATGGAAGGCGCTGGCACTACAGGAGAAGCAGCCGGACCCGGAGTATCCGAGGGCATTGGAGCGAGCTACCAAGGTACTGGAGAAGTCGGCGTCGGTGCCGGAAATGCTGGCGAAGCTGCGGAAGATGGAGAGGACCCAGTAAGAACTCAGGCTACGATCAACCGTGAGGTAGACATAGCTATTGAGAAAGTGCGCATCAGCCGTAATGCTGAAGAAGTTGCACGTCAATCCAAACTGCTTCAGGCGCTGCGTGACCCTCGCAAGATTCTGCCCGCCATGCGCCAAATATGGAAAAGCGCAACCTACGCCCAGCGTTTACTGCTGGTTAAGCTGCCGACGACTGAGTTCTTGTCAAAGTGGGGCGGCTCGTATATCCCTGAACTAATCAACACCAACGTGCTTTTGGAGAAGATGGGCGGCTTGACACAGCAGCTTCTGCACTCGTCTGCGATTATGGCTAAGACCATACACAAAGCATTCAAAGCAGATAAGACCCTGCAACGCAAACTAGAAGATGTAGCGTACGCCTCGACACTTGCACAGATTGATCCGTCCGACCCTAACTCAGCCGAGCGTAGTTCTAAGCTTGACCAGATGTACAAGGACTTAGGTGAGAAGGGGCAGCAGATATTTAAGCTGATTCTGGAGCACTACCAGAACATGTCGGATTACTTTGCTCAGTTGCTGGATGAGCAGATAGCAAACTCCAACGTCACACTCGATACGCAGAACCGCCTGATGGCTAAGATTCGTGAGATATACGAAACAGGCCAGAAGATTAAGCCATACATACCGTTGGTTCGCCGAGGCGATTTCTGGCTGGCTGTTGGCTCCGGTAAGCACCGGCAGTTCTTTACGTTTGCAACAATGAACGATCGAGATGCTGCTGCTGAAGCAATGGCAAAAGAGCGTCGGACTCCGCTGGAGCAGTTAAAGGAAGACCAAGACTTTGTGCTCGGCAACGACATCGGTACCCTGCGCCGTGCATCGTTTGACTCTAGCTCAATCCTAAAGGGTCTGTTCGATGTTATTGACGCAGAAAACTTTGGAGACCCGAACGTACGGGAAGAACTGAAAGACTCGATCTATCAGCTTTATCTGACTACGATGCCGGAGCAAAGTTTCCGTCGGCAATTTATTACTCGTAAAAACATCACCGGCTTTTCAACCGACTTACTGCGTAACTTCTCCACCACTGGCGTTAAGATGGCAACCCAGTTGGCTAAGATTAAGTACGCTCCACTCCTACGCAATTCGTTGTCGGCAGCTCAGGATTCCATCGTAGGTCGAGAGGAGTTGCAACCGTTTATCACGGAGATGCAAGCGCGGGTCAAGCAACAACTCAACCCCGGCGAGCGTTCTGGAGCAGATAAGGTTGGCGACTTCCTCAACCGTTCGGCGTTCCTCTGGTACTTGTCGGGCGCATCTTCGGCTCTGCTACAACCACTCGGCGTATTCCAGACCGGCCTACCAATCCTTATGTCCCGCTACGGCCCGATCAATGGCGCTCGTGAACTAACAAAAATGTTACGGGTATGGGATCAATACGGCACCTTCCGTACAAACCCAGATGGCTCCATGTCGTTTGTTCCTCCTAGTATTGCTAACGCTAAAGGGATGACGCCTGACGAGAAGCGAGCAATCCGTGAAATGATAGGTCGTGACGTGTCGCAGTCCACCTATGCAAGTGCCATGTTTGGGTACAAGAGCATACCGACTGAAGACATTAGCAGCGCGGTGCAAAAGACAAAACGTGGTATTGCTATGGCAACCGGCGGCTTGATGCACACGACTGAGCGCCTATCGCGGGAAATGATTTATCTTGCTTCGTACCGACTGAATCGTAAAGCCGGTAAGTCACATGAAGAATCAGTCAGCCAAGCCGTTGTTGATACTAACGAATCTCTTGGTAACTACGGTCAATACAACCGCCCGCTGTTTATGCAAAAAGGGTTGGGTAAAGTAATGCTGCAGTTTGCGATGTACCCGCTGCACGTGACATTGTTCTTGATGCGCAACTTTAAGCGTATGCTCCCGCTGCTTAACAAAGAAGGTAAGTGGGAAGCCACCAAGATTTTCTTCGGTACACTCGGCACGACTATGATCTTGGCAGGTGCTGCAGGCTTGCCTATGTTTAGCATAGTCATGGGCTTGCTCGGCTGGATGTGGCGCGATGAAGAGAAGCCCCAAGAACTTAAAGACATGGACTACGAGACTTGGTGGCGCACTGTGTGGTTGCCTAAGCAGATCGGGCACATGGAGATCAACGGTAAATCACTCGCCGACATTATAGATCGTGGTGCAGCTAACGCACTAACTGGCTGGGACATCTCATCTCGTACAAGCTTGAATGATATATGGCTGCGGGATGTTAAAGAAACCAAGACAGCTAGAGAGAGCGTAGTAGCTCTAGCAATGGAGAAAGCTGGCCCCTCGGCTGCAATGATCCTGTCCCTCGCCGACGCGTACGAAGCGTTTGGTAACGGTGACTACCAGAAGGGCGTTGAGAAGATGTCCCCTGCGCTGATCCGTAACTTTGTGTTGGCGCATAAGTATGCAGCGGAAGGTGCTCGGGATGCTAAAGGTACTCAGATTATTTTGGAAGGTGGCTTTACTGCGGGTGAACTAGTTGGTCAGTCTATTGGTTTCCGATCTGATCTGTTATCGAATACACAGAAGTTGGCGTTTAAGTTAAATGCTTTAAATCAAAAAGTAGATAATGAGCGCACCAAGCTCATGAATAATATATCTCGGGAGTTCTTTAACGGTCAGCGCACTGGAAACTTCGACGGCTATTTAAAGCAGTTGGACAAGCGAGATAAGTTCAATATCAAATATCCTGAGAAAGGTATCGATGACGACCAGCTAGAGAAGTCTATTGAGAAGCGCCAAGAAGAAACAGCTAACAGAGAAGCATGGAGCGGTATGCCGATGACAGAGAAGAATATCCCTGTGTTTGCGGAGAGTGCGCTGGGTGGTACCAAAGAGCTAGACAAGCGCAACAAAGAAGTGCTGGAACGTCGGCGAAAGGAAGGGAAGTAAAAAAATCCCCCGGCCAAAGAGGGGGTGCCGGGGGCAAAGATCAGGAAGGAGAAAGCTTCCTTGAAGGAGCTACAGCAATATAGCGATTTCAGTATAGCCTAAGTCCTCCAAATTCGTAGCCCTTTTACGCCTTCTTCGATAACAATTTTGGTCACCACAGGAATCCCTAACCTTTTTGTAACACGGGTTACTTCAGCCAAAGCTTCCTTGTGGTCTACGCAGGGTACGAAAAACGAGTACCCCTTGTGGAACTTTGACCAATCAATGTTGTAGCTGACCGTCTCGATTTTCATTTGTTGGGATCAGGCTATCCATCTGAATAAACTCAGACGACGAAGCATCGAACTTGAGCACCCTGACTGCGGGGGAAACCACACTCATCCCCTTGGACATGCGCTTATTCATAGCCTCGACAAACACATTAGCGCCATGCAATTCTTTTAACATGTTCTTGTAGTTGATTTGCTGCTTCACGCAGAAGTCCTTGAACTGCTTGGCCGCTACGTACAGGTGCTTATTATCTGGCTCGTAACGTATCAGCAACTCCCCACGGGGTTCCCACAACGGCATAGCCTCCATATTGCTTCGTGCATCTACCTCGCCGTTGACCACCAGAGCGTTGTTAATGTGGCTATTGATAAACTCACCGAGAAAGATTGCAGGGTTTGACTGCGGGGGTTTGATGTCTTCACGCATCTCGCCAAGCATCTGGAGCAGCCACTCGTACACTGCCGCCATGTCGTAGTCATGCAGGCCAAGGCTTCGAGAAATCAAACCACCGGTAATGTTACAAGCTGCCACTGCCGACCAGAAACGCTCACGGCTGGTGAACTGCACGGCCTTGTCGATCCTAGCCTGTACCTTGGCTAGTAATGCTTTAGCATCCTCAAGGTTGTTGACCAACCACTGCGCGTACACCTCACCTGCATGGCCGAAGTTTTCCATCAGTTGATGGTCGAACATCTGTTTACCCTCGGCGACACCGATGATGTTGGTCGGCCTGATTGCGTATTCCAGCAGACGCATAGACTCGCCATCGGGAGAGTTCTTAGCCGCACCAAGCTTCTCGTAAAAGCTAGCATTAGCCGATGCTAAGGTTATGCCCTGCCATGAAGTATTGTTTAAGCGCATCTCGTTGGTCTGGGACTTCATCTTATTCTTGCCCCGGCCTTGGCTAATGCTGTACGCCAGATCGGAAAACTCCATCGGCGTGGTATTTGTAATTTCGTCAATCGTATTGGGTAAGTTATTCAATACGCCGAGTCGGTGTAACTTGGCGTTGAGCGTGTCCTTCCAGATTGAGGCCAGTTTCTGCGGTTCCCCATAGACGCTGTTGCACATGTACAGTGTGGTCGATTTGCCTGATCCCGAACTCTCATGGATTACGTTGATAATTGCACCGCTCAAGCCAGTAAACTTCAGCAGAGGTGAGCCAAAAGCTGTGAGTGCGGCAAACGCATGGGGTTCCAGTCCTGCTTTGGAATACATGTTGAACACTTCTTTCCACTTCTCGAAGTCGCCCTTCGCGTAAACCAAGGCTGCATCTTCTCTCGTAGCTACAGACGGTGGGCTGTAGAACACTCCGTCCTTGGTAATCTCACGGTCGCCAATAATAAACTTACTGTCTTTATCCACCCACCCAAATTGTGTTCTCATAATCTCCGCCTTGTTTTGATGTTGTAGGTTCTTCACAAACGTCATGACGTACATCAGTAGCATATCTACCTGTTTGCCCGAAGGGGCAACGCCATGCGGGGCAAGTGAGTCCCTCAGTTTTTCTTTAACGACTGCGTTGACTAGCGGGACAGAGAACTCCCGAACTCCATCCCTTGGTAAGTGCAGCCTAAACAACAGCGTCTCACCAGCACCGGGGTCTTGCATACGCTTGACGATATACAGGTCGTTCTCGTACACAAGCTGCGGGTCGTCTTCGTCGTCCATTGGCTTGCGGTATACGCCACCGGTCTTGCCTCGAAAGAAAGGAAACGGATAGGATGGTATCTGGTAAGTCTGCGTACCCTCTTCTTCCTCAACCGCAACTTCGTTGTCGGCTTCGTCGGCCTCAGCTATCTCTGCACCTAGTACTATCGGAGAAGTAATAACGCCTTTGTGTGGGCAGTCATCGCAACCACCGGGGTTGTACTTCTCAAATGTCACACAGCGATGTGGGCCTCCAGTGCGAACCAGATCGTCTAGCTTGCGCTCAACTTCTGATGCGTTGTAGTCTGGGTACTTCTCGGACATGCGGTGTGCTGCTATATCCTTATCTATACAGAACGCAGTGATCGACAGCGCCGAGCGCCACAAGTCATACGGGATACTCTCTTGGTTCTCGTAGCAGTGAAGCAGTTGGTTACAGCCGGTGCCCTCTGCCGACTTGATCATAATGGTCTTGAACCGCTTGACCTTGTTTGCCATCATTGATTCCATCAAAGGACTTAGCTTGGACGGGATAAAGTCAGGCTTCTCCGGAGCTGGGTCTGATGCACCGAGCAACTCCTTGATTTGCTCATACGACAACCGAGTAGTCTTATCGCTCATTACAGACACGTCGGCTTCGGAGTCGTACTTAAAGTTCTTAGTGCTGGGGATACGTAGGACGCGGGAAGCTTCAAACACAGACGGGTCAATGATCAACCCATGCTCAACGCAAAGTTCGCACAGCCGGTTTGACAGCGGCTCCCACATCTGGCGGTTGATAGTTTCTTCAAGTAGCCAGTACGCATGTATCCCGTATCCAGAGTTGACCAGTATGGGTCGAGGCAGCTTGTATGCCTTGCAGAACTTCTGAAATTCAGCCAGCCCTTCCTCTTGGGTCAGGTAGCCTTGGACGATGCCTTTTTCGTTTGGGACGCCCTTAGTCGGTCCGCAGTCAATATCAATCCAGAGTGCGCGGAAATGCAGGGCATTGTTGTGTGTGCGGTTATTAGCGGCTCCGTACTTTGCACATCCAAAGTACACATCGAAACCATCCTTAACTAGCTTTTGTGTTTGTGTCTCAACTTCTTCGCGTGTATTCCAGAACGTCTGATCTGGATACTTACCTAACCCCAGAACGCAATACCGCCCCTCGGGGGGAAGTACAGCGTCGAGTAGGTCGAAAGTGGACATAGAATTTTAGAGGTAAAGAGGCACTTAGAAGGGGGGCAAGCCCCCCAACGCTTGTTGTTTTACTTGCTATTTTTAAGCTCATAGATGTACTCGGTAATCCGAGCACTTCTCTTGGGGTCTGGCTTTGAGATTCCCCAAAACCAGTTGTAAACCGTAGCCCGGCTCACCCCCAAGTCGTGCGCAACATCGTTGACTGGAATGTCGAGTTTTAAACAGAGTCGTCCAAGAGCAACACTCAGCGACTTAGAGTCTGCCGCTTGTATAGCTTCAATAAGGCGCTGACTGTACCCATAACTCATATTAGTCCTCATCACTCCATGCTTTTACTACCGAGTCAAGGCTCTGCTTAACAGCAGGTGCGTCAACAGCTTTTTTGCTTTCACGCTTCTTTGGCTCTGTTACTGCAACGGTTTCGAACTCTTCCTTGTCTTCCTTAGTAGGAGCAGGGAGCGCACGACCGCTAACGTCGGCTTGATACGGAGTCATTACCACCATCTTCTTTACTTCATCACGCTGCGATGCTGGCAGTGATACTTCGTAAATGGTTTTGTTAATGTGCCCGACTGCCTCAAACAGAACTGACTGATTGTCGTTGTCTGCGTTAAAGCTGATCTCGGTGATAAACCAATCCACTGATTTGCCGTTGTTGGCAAGGTACTTGGCGTAGTTCTCAAACGTGAAACGGTCACCCACGTTGTCACCGAACAGGGTCTTCGATGCCAAATTCATCTGGTAGACCGAGCCTTCCAGCGGGGTACCAAAATCATCAAGCAGCATAACAGCCAGTCGGCGCGAGTAGCGGCAAGCTTTCGAAATACCCATGCCAGAACCCTTAATGTTGTTAGGGCAGCTATCGCAACGATCTGCAGCAGGAGACTGCGCACCTTTATCGGGTGTACGGCCATCGTTGGAGAAGCAGTCAGGTGCCGCAGGTTCAGCATCAGGAGACCATGCTTTCGCATAAAAAATACGGCCAACGGCTGGGGATGCGTGAACAATCACAACCTTCAGGGGGCCACCGGTTTTGCCCATAACTTCGCCGCCAACCGTTTTGCTAAAGATACCGTTCTTAGGAACAATACGCTTTACACCGGTCTTGCCGACGAGGGTCTTGGTTAAATCACTGATACCTGTGTTTTGCAGGAAATCAGGCAGGTCTTGGGAAACAAGTGCTAAGTTACTCATATCATCCTCACGAAGAACGTCTAACGGTTATGGTGTACTCACTCTCTACGTTTAAACCCATAGGGAGCTTATCTGGATTCTCAACAAGAAACTCTTTCATGTGTGTCTGATGAAGTCTCTTCTCTAACAGGCCATACGCATCGTTATCTTTGATAAAGCGATACATAGAATCCCAATCATTCGTCCAGTATCTTGATCTCACTTGACGGATAATCGTGCCGTGTTCGGTACGAATACTATTTGCTGCATTCTTCTTACATACGTCCAACATCTCCAACTCAATCTGATCCATCTGCTGCTCTATCTCCGCATCCTTAGCCTCGAACTCACGTTTCATTTGCGCACGTGTATCCCGCATCTTTATGTAGACTTTGGTAAGCACATCAAGGGGGACTGGGTCGGCGGGGGTGTCTAACACTTCATCCATTTCATCTCCTCTAATAAAGTAAATTGCGGGGTCACTGAGTGGAAGACCTGTAGGGAAACGAAACAAAATCCTACGGTTTTAGCCCAGCCCCCGCCGCTGCAGTTATTATCCCCACACACAGCTTGGGTCTCTAATATCGATCACTTCCCCAGAACTCTCGCACTGGTGAACCCACTATACACCACCTTTGTACAATGTCAAGACTCATTTTCAAGTTCTTGACGATAAAGATCAATTATTTTTTCGTGGTTGTCGATGTTGCTACGTAGCAGTTGATACACCTTGGACTCCACTGGACTACCAACGATGTGCATGATTGTCATGTTGTGCTTCTGGCCGGGGCGATCAATACGTGCGTTAGCTTGCAGGTATGTCTCTACGCTAGTAGTTGGTGCGTACCACACAATAGTGTCGGCAGCGGTCAGGGTCAAACCGTGTGATGCAGCTTGCGGTTGTATAAGTAATACGTGTGGGTTTGGTTTTGTCTGGAATTCTTTTACCAGCTCGGCTCGACGGTTGACCGACACAGAACCGTTGATGATCTCACAGCTAATACCTTTGCCATCCAGATAAGTTTTCAGCAACTCCAACGTGTGCGTGTACGGCACAAACACTAACACCTTCTGACTGGCTTCTTCAATAACTTCGTGTACAACTTTCAGTCGGTTGCTAACGTCAAACTCAATGACTTCCTTTTTATCTGAATACACTGCACCGCCAGCAATCTGCAAAAGTTTATTTAGCTTGGCAGCGGCGTTGACTGAACTAATCTCCTCCCCGGCAGCTTCAATCAACATCTGCTTCTTCATGGTGTTGTAGTACTGTAGCTGCTGCGTCGTCATGGGTGCATCTCGATCTACGTGCGTAACCGGAGGCAAGTCAAGACACTGGGCCTTCTCGAAACGAATCGCAGGTTGCAGTACACGATGCACAGTATCCTTAGCAGTCGGTTTTGGTATCCATCGATACTCGCTAACCTTTGTCATCACCATGTCTCGGTACTGCCCGAAGAACATTGGCACACCTGTGGGGTTAATCAGTTTAGCTAACCCGTACGCATCTACTGGGGACTGCGCAGCAGGAGTACCTGTCAACATCCACAACCCCTTGACGGTTTTGTTCACGTCACGCAGTGCTTTCCACCGGTCGGTCTGGGCATTCTTATACGCCGACGCTTCATCAACTACCAGCAGGTCAAACCCCGCAGCGGCTAGCTGATCCTTAACAATCTTCACGCCATCGAAGTTAATGATAACGAAGTCGGCGTCACCGTTAATGATCTCGCGGCGCTTAGCGGCTGAGCCGTGTGCAATAGCTACCGTGCGGTGCACAGCAAACTTAAACATGTCCTCTTGCCAAGCCGAACGCATCACGGAGAGCGGGCATACAACTAACGCACGGCGCACGATACCCTTCTTCATCAAGTAGTCCACCGCCCAGATGACGGACGCG